AATGGCGAGGAAGAACGCCAAGACGGCGACCATCGCGGCGATCCTGCTGGCGTTTCTGGTCGGGCCCGAAGCGAAGCTGAACAGCCAGATCATCTCCGGCGCCAACGCCCGCGAGCAGGCGGCGCTGGTCTTCAAACTGGCCTGCAAGATGATCGCGCTGAACCCGGCGCTGCGTCAGCTCACCCGGATCATCCCGTCGTCTAAGACGATCATCGGGCTGACCATGAATGTGGAATACCGGGCCATCGCGGCCGAGGGTTCCACGGCACACGGACTTTCACCGCTGCTGGCGATCCTCGACGAGGTCGGCCAGATCAGGGGAGACCATAGCGACTTTGTCGAGGCGATCGAGACCGGCCAGGGCGCGCACGAAGCGCCCCTGCTGATTGCGATCTCGACGCAGGCCCCCAGCGATGCGGACATGTTCTCAATCTGGCTAGACGACGCTGAACGCGGGAGGGACCCCTCCATTGTCAGCCACGTCTATGCCGCGCCGGCCGATGCCGAACTTGAGGACCCGAAGGCTTGGGAAGCAGCGAATCCGGCCTTGGGTCTGTTTCGTGATCTCGACGACGTACGCCAACAGGCCGCCGCCGCCGCCGCCATGCCGTCCAAGGAAAACGGCTTCCGCAACCTGACCCTTAATCAGCGGGTGACCCGGTTCACGCCGTTCGTCAGCCCCTCAGTCTGGAAAGCCTGCTCCGGCCCCGTTGACGATGCGGCCTTCTTTGAAGGCCCCGTCTATGGCGGGCTCGACCTTTCGCGAACAACCGACCTGACCGCCCTTGTCCTGATCACGGAGAAGGACGGGATCTGGCACGTCAAGCCGGTGTTCTGGACGCCGGAAGCCACGCTGGCCGAACGGGCGAAGCGGGACCGGACGCCGTATGAGGCATGGGTCCGCGACGGCTTCATGAACGCCACGCCTGGTCCCGCGGTGGAATACGGCTTCGTCGCGCGGGACATCGCGCACATCACCGAGGGCATGGACGTTCGCAAGATCGGCTTCGACCGGCACCGGATGGACATCCTGAAGGGCGAGCTAGACCGGATCGACGTGGTCCTGCCGTTCGAGCCGTTCGGCCAGGGCTTTGTCAGCATGGCGCCGGCCATCGACACGGCCGAGATCCACTTCCTGCGCGGGCAGGTCCGCCACGGCGGCCACCCCGTGCTTCTGAACAATGCGGCCAACGCGGTCGTGACATTCGACCCGGCAGGCAACCGCAAGCTGGACAAGGCCCGATCAACCGGCCGCATCGACGGCATGGTCTCGCTGGTCATGGCCATGGGTGTGGCGGCGCAAGACGTGGCCACGCCCGAGGCCGCGTCGCCCTGGGATGATCCAACCTATAGCCTGATGGGGGCCGCATGAAGCTGTTCGGCCTTAACATCGGAAAGACAGAGAACCGCGCCTCGCCGGAGGACCCTCGCGTCCCGGTGAGCGCGGCCAACTTCCTGCAGTTCTTCAACGTCCAGCCAGGCGGGCTTCCTGCCGTGACGCTGGATTCCGCCTTGACGGTGCCGGCAGTCTCGGCGTCGGTGTCGTTTCTCTCGCGGTCGCTGGCGAACCTTCCGCTTCACGCCTATCGGGACGCGGGCGATGCCGGTTCGGTTCGGACCGGCGGCAAGCTGCAGCGGGTTCTGAACGAGGCCCCGAACACCGAATGGACCTCGTTCGGGATGCGCCAGTATTTCTGGCAGCAGGTGTTCACGGGCGGCCGCGGCTTGGCGTGGATTGAGCGCATCGGCCCGAACGTTGACGCTATCTGGCCCATCGACTCGACCCGAGCGACGGTCAAGCGGGTGAACGGCCGCAAGATTTACACGTTCGAGAATCGGGAATACCCGGCCGCCGACGTGATCGACGTGCCGTTCATGCTCAAGTCTGACCAGCTGGCGGCTCACTCGCCGCTGGTTATGGGTGCGAAAGCCATCGGCCTCGCCATTGCCATGGGCGATTATGCGTCCGGCTTCTTCGCTGGTGGCGGTGTTCCGCCCCTGGCGCTGACCGGCCCGATGCCGGCGGGACCCGAAGCGGTCAAGCGGGCGCAGGCGGACATCAAGCGATCGATCGACGCGGCCAAGGGCGGCGGCGAGGCGATCTTCCCGATCCCGGCTGGGTATGAGCTGAAGCCGGTCGGCTTCGACCCGGCCAAGGGCCAGATGACAGAGGCGCGGCGGCTCCAGATTGAGGAGATCGCGCGGCTGTTCAACCTTCCGCCCGTGTTCGTGCAGGATCTGACGCACGGCACTTTCTCGAACACCGAGCAGCAAGACCTCCATCTGGTGAAGCACCTGATCGCACAATGGGCGAAGGCGCTGGAGGAGGAGTTGAACCTCAAGCTGTTCGGGGCCGCCAATAACCGGCGCTACGTCGAACACTCCCTCGACGCCATGATGCGCGGCGACTTCGCGACCCGTATGGCCGGCATGGCCCAGGGCATCCAGACGGCGATCCTGACGCCGAACGAAGCCCGCACCCTCGACAACCGGCCGGCGCTGCCGAACGGCGACAACCTCTATATTCAAGGGGCGACCGTTCGCCTCGGCAGTCAGCAGGACGGAGCGACACCGCCCGCCGATAATGGAGGGTCCATTGACCCAAGTGCGTGAGGCCGAGACCCGTTCGGTCAGCCTTCCCGTCGAGCAGCGGTCGGACACCATCGTCGGCTATGCCGCGGTCTTTGGTGGCGAGGCTGACATCGGCGGATCGTTCCGCGAGGTCATCGCGCCGGGTGCCTTTGCCGAAACGCTGAAGACCGCAGACGTGCGGGCGTATTTCGACCACGACCGGGGCCGGGTTCTGGGCCGGTCCAAGGCCGGCACGCTGCGCCTGAAAGAAGATGCCAAGGGCCTGGCGGTCGAGATCGACCTGCCGGACACCTCTGACGGCCGCGACGTGCGCGCCCTGCTGGAGCGCGGGGACATCGACGGCATGAGCTTCGGTTTTGTCGTCACGCACGACGAATGGGACGAAACTCAAGACCCGCCGATGCGGACGATCCACGCGGTTTCACTGCGGGAGGTCTCGGTGGTTTCAGAGCCGGCCTATGGTGACACCTCGATCGCGCTGCGCGCGCTGGACGCCAAGCGCGAGATGACGAAGGCCGAGCGCGCCGAACACAACCGCATCAAGGCGGAGGCCCGCATTGCGGAGCGCAAGGCCGCCGCTGAACAGAAGTTCCGCCGTCTAGGCTGACACCATTCCCCGTCCCCCAAGGGACGGAGCCCATCATCCGCCCTTGGGAAAGGCATCGAGGCTCGCCATCCCGGCGGGCCTTTTTGCTGGAAAGGCAACCCCTATGTCGATCACCGACCTGAACGAAAAGCGTGGCCGTCTGGTCACCCAGGCCCGCGAGGCCCTGGAAGAGATCAAGACCAACACCGACGAAAGCCGCGCCGCTGAACTGAACCAGCGCCACGATGCGATCATGTCGGACTTCGACAAGATCGAAGGCCAGATCGAGCGTGAAGCTCGCGTCGCTGCTGCGGAAGAGCGCGCCGCCGAAGCCCGCGCCAAGCTGCGCCCGATCCCGGGCGACAGCACCGCTCGCGCCGCCGACGAAGGCAAGGCCCCGGAATACCGGGACGCCTTCTATTCGATGATCCGTGCCGGCGGCGATGTGTCGGAACTTTCCAGCGAGCAGCGCGCCGTTCTGCGGGCCGGTGTCCAGCGCGACGCCGAGTTCCGCGCCCAGACGGTCGGCACCAACTCGGCCGGCGGCTACGCCGTCCCCGTCACCCTGGCCAACTTCATCGTCAAGTCGATGGCCGCCTGGGGTCCGATGTACGACGACGACATCTGCACCACGATCAACACCTCCTCGGGTGAGCAGATCAACATCCCGACCGTCAACGACGTCTCCACGGCGGTCGCCAAGCACACCGAAGCGACGGCCCTGACCGACGATGGTGGCCCTGACGTGACCTTCGGCCAGAAGGTGCTGAACGCCTATCTGTTCGACACCGAGTTCGTGCGCTGGTCGCTGGAACTGTCGCAGGACTCCATCTTCAACATGGAGCAGCTTCTCGGCGAACTGCTGGGCGAACGCCTCGGCCGCCGCGCCAACGTCGAACTGACGACCGGCGACGGCACGGGCGATCCCAACGGCATCGTGACGGCCTCGACCCTCGGCAAGACTGCCGCGGCTGTCGCTGCCATCACTGCCGACGAACTGATCGACCTGCAGCACTCGGTCGATCCGGCCTACCGCCAGTCGCCGAAGGCCCGCTTCATGTTCAACGACACGACGCTGGCCGCCATCCGCAAGCTCAAGGGCGGCGACGGCCAGTATATCTGGCAGATGGGCGACATCCGCACCAGCGTCCCCGGCACCCTGCTGGGCTCGCCCTACTCGGTCAACCAGGCCGTCGCCTCGCTCGGCACCGGCAATAAGCCGGTCATCTTCGGTGACTTCGGCAAGTACTATGTCCGCAAGGTCGGCGCTCCGGTCATCGGCGTGATGCGCGAGCGTTTCTGGCCGGATCTGGGCATCGCTGGCCTGATCCGCTTCGACGGTGAACTCGGCGACACCGCCGCCGTCAAGCACCTGATCAACGCCTGATCCCTCTAGGGGCGGCCCATACCGGGCCGCCCCGCCCTCTTTTGGAGATAGGCGATGTCCTACAATCAGATCGGCTACCGGAACGCGGACGGTGTCCCCGTCCGGCAGGGCCAAACTGCGGTCACGCAGGCGACGAGCATCACCACGGGCGTCACCTGTTCGGCCTATTCCGGCGTCATCACGACCGTCTCGCAGACTGTCGCGGCCGGAGCGGAGGCGGAGTTCACCGTCACCAATACGAACGTGGCGGCGACCGATGTGGTCGTGGCTTGCATCAAGACGCACACGTCGGCGGGTTCGTTCATCGTCGCCGTTTCGGCGGTGGCGGCCGGCAGCTTCAAGCTGCACCTGACCAACCTCCACGCCTCGGCGGCCGGCGACAACGTGCTGGTCATCAACTTCATCGTGCTGAAGGCTTCGGCCTGATGCTGGTTCGGATGGTGGTCGGGCTTTCGGGTCCGGCCGCCAGCTTTTCCCCTGGCGATGAGGCGG